CGTGGAATCCAGCGTGGCTAGTGAAGTAGTATGATCGCCCGCAGTCTGATTTGACGTTACAGCACCGTATAAGACCCGATCGCTATTATTCGTCAACCAGGTATCATGTGCGCCAGCGGCCGCGTCACCGTAGTTGGTATAGGTCGTGCCGTTATATACGGCACCCAACGCCTCAATGACGTCATCACGCTGCAGCTCCATTGCCCAGTCCATTAAAAGAGGCCGGGCCGCCCGCATCAGATCGATGGCGGGCTTCTCCATCTCTTCACGATCGAATTCAACCGCATGACGATGATAGGTCGGGGTGAGTGTCAGGCCATAGTTCGAGATTTTCTCACCATTACCCCGCAGTGTTGCAGAGCCTTTAACACCGGCTCCCTTGAGACGGGTAACGAGAGGAATCTCGATCTTCTTACGACCTTCCTTTATAGTGATGATATTGTTGTTACTGGTTCCTGTATACGGACCAAAACGTGAACTGCGAACAAACTCACGGAAGAATACCGAAAGGAAGTTAGTAACAACAAGCTCACTTGAAACAGTAGTATTTGCCATGATTTAGTCTCCTTCATGGCAAGCGCGCTTCTATTTAGATGTTATCTCCTAATGCTACATCATCCAGAGATTCATCTACGGGGGTCGCGTAACCCCCCGAAGCGGAGCTTGCGGTTGCCAATGATGGCACCTGCTCCGACTCATTCGCCTTCGATTCTTGCGTGGCGGTTTCAGTAGAAAGTTCTTTCTTGATCCGCTCCCGCTCCTTTTCCCGCCATTTCTCCAATCCGCCGGCTTGTCTGATCTCCTCATGCTGAAGATGATCAACCGCTTGATCGTAAGCAAATTGCGCGGGGTCCCAACTCTCGTTCATTTTCTGTACAAGATTTGGGTTTTCCTCAGCCAGTTCCATAAAGACCTTTTCCTTAGCAAGATAATCCTCACCTTTTTCGGAGAGTATTTTTTGCCTGGATTTACTAATCATATCCTTTCGATACTCGGCGCGGATCTCATTTCTGAGGTGCTCCTTGTATCCTTCCGGATCTTCAAATGGATCTGGGGAATCTTTTGACTCCTGAGTAGAACCAACTTGATTTCTTAACTCGTTCAGTTCTTCCTCAAGGGCCTGGCGCTTTCGTCGTTCATCAAGTGCCATCGCCTTTGTCCATGACTCCTCATCCGATGAAGGCGTCTCACCGTCTTCTTTGGTTTCCTCCGCTTCTTCAGCTTCGGTTTCCTCGCCCTTGATCTCTTGAATTTCTTCAGAGATCTCTACGGTTTCGTCTGACGTGGTTTCGGTTTCCTGAGTTTCCGTTTCCGGGGTTGACTCAGTTACCTCTTCAGATTCACCGTCATTTATGAGTGTATCTAGTTCATCAGTCATGGTTTCCTCCGACCGTAAGTCGTCGTCACTTCACGCCCGCTCCCCGGCGTCGGGGACTCCTTAGAGTCAAGATGTAGCGGCGTCCTACTTATTACGCCCGTAATTCAGAGATGAATCCCTATGTTGAAATATTTATCGAATCAGGTACTGCTTTAGCTAATTTATCATTCTCGATCAGCTTTTGAACAGTATCAATTACAGTCTCGGTAGTCTCCGCCTTAGTCTTGGCAGCTTTTGCTTCCTTCGCAGCAATATCAGCCTGGGTTTCGGCAGTCTGAATTTCAGATGCATGCTGTTGAGCCTGTTGCGCTGCATTTTGTTGATCTTCAATTTCCTTAATTAATTTATCCTTGTTTCTTAAAGAAGTGAGTCTCAACAGCATAGAGAACGGCACCAGATCGGGTCTTGCTTGGGCGATCTTTGCCAATTCTATAAACTGCTCCTGTTGAATATTAATCACATCCGGAGACTGCTCGATAATAATATCAACTTCCAATTCAGCAATAGGATTCCTGACTTCTACTAATTCCTGAAGTCTTGGATCTTTAGCTTGTATTAATTGGACATACTGCGCAGCAATATGCTTTCTAATAAGAGGATTTTCAGACTCATCATTAATGATTTCCTCCATCCTCTGCTGAAGGGTAATGGGGACGTTAAATCCTACCCATCGGAGTTTTGTCTGATCGTCCATTACCCTGACCCACTTTTCTCTGGTCCAGTTATTCTTGATTCTTGCCCAGATCTGTTTATAAACCCGTAGCTTCCACTCCGCCAATCCGGCATAAAGTGAAGCCAATTCATTCATTCCTGCCTGCTGTAAAGCTAAAACAGCTTTCCCGGATAAATCGCCCTGTCTCTGTCCGGAGAGCTGGGCATTAAATCCTACAGCATCTATCTCCTGTTTTGCTTCATTCAATAACTCAAACTGAGCCTGGGCCATATCTCCCGTTGGCAAGATTCCAAACTCTCTGTTCAATGTACCTTCGATAATTTCAAGATGCCCGTCAGGCTTCGCTAACTCCCTTTTGGCCGCCTCGACATCTGGCATGGCTCCCTTGGTGCCAAAGGTCTGGCGTGTGGAGAGCATATGTAACGCCTTAGAACGCCTATGATTGATTTCATCCTGCAAATCCTTCCAAAACCGGACTTCCCCAAATCGGTTGTTATCCCGATCAATATAGGCACTCACCAATTCAATCGGGTTTGTCGGGATGCCATCCTCGTCCAGAAACGGGGACGGTTTTGGAGGAATAAGTTCAATTTCCTGCGAGAAAAAGACCATTTTCCATACACCTTCTTCCCTGAAAAACTCTTGAGCGACCCTTAATCGCTTGCGTTTGGAGTCTATCCATTTCGGTCGGTCTTCAAATGTCTCATTGACGCCTGAGAAGGAATTATTGATAATCTGTTCAATCTCGTCTTCCTTTTTCGGGAACAATTGGACGGCCTCTTCCTTATCCATCCAGATAATGATCCCCATATACCTGGCATCCTTAAAGTCTCGTCGTCTTGAATGCGGATCGAAATAAATCCTATCCCAGGGGATCTGTGAGACATTGACTTCGTGCTCCCCCTTCCTGACACGAGTATCAATGATTACCCCCCCATATCCCTCGACGAATACATTGTCTGAGACTTCCAGATAGATCTGATCCAAACCCACATTATCATCGACAAATCGTAAGCCGTCAGTAACGACCTCGGCGGCTTTTTCATGCTTCATCGTTCTCGGAAAAGCCTTGGGATCGGTTTTCCGGTTGACTAGAAGCCCTTTTAATCCTTCGACCTTCGGCTTGATCCGATTGACAACAATTGGGTTTTGATTCCTTGATCTGAGTTTTTGCGCCTCCTCATCTGTCCATTGTTTGTTATTGGTATAATCCCTATCGTTTTCAGATAAAATTCGGGCCTCTTCGGTCAGATTCAGAAAGTCCTCAACGTGTTGTCTGTGCGTGTTTATCAAAGGATCGTCTTCCAACTGTTCTCTTCACGTTTCGGATTTCCCCAGATGTCGGTTTCAGGAGGGATCTCTACGGGCACTTCCTGTATCCATGGGCGGCTCATAACGGCGTATCTTGCACAATCCGCTGCGTGATCTTCGGCATTGGTATCCAAATCCTCTGCGCGGTTAGGATCATGTTGCAACGCAGGCAATGTTCGGATCAAGTCTTCGCACGTATCAAACCAGAATATCATTGGTCTGTGGCCCATCGGATCGCCGAATTCCTCTCCTCTTAGTCTTGCCCGGAGCTGATCCCATCCACCCATCGGGCCGACCTTGGCAACACGCTTGTTGTCCGCCCGCCTGAAAATGACTTTCCAGTCAGTTGACTTCATTATCCTATGGGCAATGGATGGCCCCCCGTCTTCAGAGAACGCGGCCGGGTCGATTACCCCATAACTGATTTCCGGATCATTTTTCTCCCGCTCCCAAATGCCCTGACCTACTTCCTCGGCGGGAAGTTTTAAGCCCACGTTAGGCAGGGAGGTGCCATCCATATCTGCTTTAGCCCCGTACCATTCCCGATAACAGACCATCGCCCCTTTTGGGATCCAGTTTTTATCCGGTGTTAGATAATCTTCGCCGGCAATGACAAACCATTGAACATCAAAAGGTTTGGCCGAGCCCCAATCCATTGATCGTAGTCTTGTCCAGTGCTCGGGAGGCTGGAAAGGAGAAATGACATGTGATATTCCGTCCCATTCCTCAAAATAAGCCCCCTCGATGGCCCCAAAATCCCCTTCCAGCCATGCCCTGACAAGCTCTTTGCTGCCAACCATATAAAGCCGGTTAATATAATCCGG